TGACCAAATTACTAAGGTCAGTGATGATCAGCAAGACAGCAGCTCGTCCAATTCTTCTGCGGCCAAGACACCGGCAGCGTCCGACCAGTTCTCCGCTTATTTGGAGAAAATTAAGAACCTGTGGAAAAGCGGCGACTTTGAGGGCATTGGCGAGCAGGTTGCGGCCTCCTGCAATAAAGTAATCGACAAGATCAAGAACCTGGACTGGGACGGCATACGGAAAAAGGTCAATGATGCAGTCAGCGGCATTGCCAATAGCCTGAACGGCTTTGTACAGGACTTTGACTGGGCAGGTGTGGGTGAGATCGTGGGACAGGGCGTGAATACGATATTCAGCGCACTGGACACATTCCTGACCACCTTTAAGTTCGACCAGTTGGGTGCCGGGCTTGCAAGCAACATAAACGGCTTGGTGAGCACTATTGAGTGGGGCCAAGTGGCCAAGACTATTTCGGATGCCATCAGTGGTGTGTTCAAGGCCATTTCCGGTTTCTTGGAAAACCTGGACTGGCGAGGGCTGGCTACGGCGCTGGAGAATTTTATAGCCGGTATTGACTTTGGGGGTATGGCTAGCTCTCTGTTTGAGGCGCTGGGCGCCGCCCTGGGTGGTATTTCCGCATTCCTCGGCAAACTGATTATGGACGCCATCTCCAGTGTGCAGACCTATTTTGGAGGAAAGATCAAAGACGCCGGCGGCAATGTGGCCCAGGGCATTTGGGACGGCATCATTGACGGCATTGGAGATGCATGGAAGTGGGTTAAGGAACACATTTTCCAACCGTTTATCAATGGTTTCCAAAAAGCGTTTGAGATCAAATCGCCGTCTAAGGTTATGAAAAAGCAGGGCGGCTTTATTTCCCAAGGTCTGTTTGACGGTATCGGCGATCTGTGGAAAAAGGTCAGCCAAAAATTCAAAGGATTTAAGGACGGCGTTGTTAATTTCTTTACCGGGAAAAATGGCGTTGTATCAAAAGTCACCGGCCTTGGCGGTAAGATCGTGACCGGCTTAAAGAACGGCCTGAAGAATTTGAAAGCCACCTTTACCAATGCGTTCAAAGGCCCCTTAAACGGTGTGATCAAACTGGTCAACAATATGGTTGGCAAGATCAATGACAAGCTGCTGATTAGCGTTGGCAGCACACTGTCTAATGTGCTTAGCGCCCTGGGCGTGAGCGTGACCAACGGCCAGTACCAGTTGTTTTCTATACCCACTATCCCAGAGCTGGAAAAGGGCGGCGTGCTGAAAAAAGGCCAGGTCGGTCTGCTGGAAGGTAAAGGCGCCGAGGCTGTTGTGCCTTTGGAGCGAAACACCCAGTGGATCAGCAAGGTAGCTGCAATGATGGTGCAAATGCTGGGTAGCAGCGGGCAGGCGGTCAATGTAACGATCCCGGTATATGTGGGCGGTAAGCATTTAAGCACGGTGGTGCTGGACGATGTGAACCAAACAGAAAAGAAAGGCCGTGACCCAGTTACGGCCACAGCGTAAGGAGGGACGGTATGCCACTATATATTGACGGCACAAAAATGCCAAACCCATCATTCAATGCCATATCCTGTTCAGATGAAAAGGTGTGGTCCTCTAACACGGGCCGCTCCAAGTCAGCTTATATGAACGGCAGTATCGTTCAGGTCAAAAAAACAAGGCAGTTGTCCTTTCCGCCCTTGACCCGGGCGGAATTGGACAAGCTAAACGGCGTGATCAACAATGCGAGTAAGCCCTGGCATTCTATTAAACTGGAGGATACTTCCGGGAATACGGTGTTTTCGTTCAACTGCTACTTTGGTACGCCCAGTTGGACAGCCTATTCCGGTGCCAGGAATTGCCGGTATTTCATCAACTACAAAGTAGACGCCATCGAGCGCTAAAGGAGTATTTT